CGCTAGCTGTTGCTTCAGTGTATGAGCTTTTTGAACGTCCACTCTCACCCCAAGAAATCGCATATCAACCAGGCAAGGAAAAAGATCCGTTTCCAAATCAAAAATAGATTGCAAGTCTTGATCTATAATTTCTTTCTGCATAACTTTCCACAAAGCTAAAGTTAACTCCGCATCACGTTCAGCGTAGTTACCAACATACATCGCTGGCATTTTCCACATATCTGCTTTAGGATCTAGTCCCCATTCTTTTGCAGCGTTATTTAATTCTGTTTCATTTTTACCGTGGCCACAATAATCCCAACCTAATGATCCAAGATCAAATCTAAATCTATTTTCATTAACAAGTGATGCTGCAATCATAGTATCAACAATTCTTCCGTTAACTTTTATACCCATAGATTTTATCCATGAGATATCATACATTGCATTATGAAATATTTTTGTAGACTCAGATGCACAAATATCTGTAAACCATTGAATTACTTTACTTTTTTCAAGGTTACCACCACCTTCGTGATCGAATGGAAAGTACCCTGCATAGCCATCTGTTGCAATCGCAATACCTACAACTTTACCTTTACCAACTACAGAACCTGAGCCCATAGTTTTTAATTCTGGATCATGTGTTTCTAAATCAATTGCAATTTCATTACAAAATCTTAAATCAGGAAACTCAGTAGGCTTAACCCATTCTGTTTGTGCTTTGAATATCATTTATAATCTCTCTCTTTGATCATTTCTAAATAATGTATGGCTTTATCTATGTCTTCTACTCCGCCTTTGTGAGAGTGTCTGCATATGTATTTTATAGCATTTCCTTCTGCAAAAAGCAATTTGTTCTTATTTATAAACTCTGCCGGCTGTATTTCCATGTACATATAATGTGTACCGGACACTTGTTTCTTGTATGGATCGTCACTCATATTTTAAACTCCTTAGATTTGTTTGGACATTTTATTAAATATAAATTTTGCATAGTTCTTGTGATACCTACATACCAAACACGATACTCTTCATCTTGTTTGTATACAGATTTTTTTGCTCCTTTAAGCGTGTTTGCTGTATGATTTAAAAATAAAACAACATTAGTTGCTTCACCACCTTTTGCACCATGTATTGTTGATACTTTTATTCTTGCGTCTTTCGTTGGATCTTCATTGTTTAGTAGTAATAATCTCATGTAATTTATTTGACTATCAGATACATTGTTAAATGCATCATACCACTTCAATGATAGATTCATTGATCCTTTTATTCTTTCTTTAATTCTTTGTAATTGTATGTCAGGAAGAGCAATCTTTTTTTGTAATTGCGACCAGTATTGTATATCTTCATACAAACTTTTACCAATACTATTTCCTTGTGTTGTATTAAAAAATAAACCTTTCTTTTTTAAATAAGTTGGTATTGGTTTTAATAATGACTTAGTTCTAGTAAGTATTAACCAATCACCTGTAGACATATCTATGTCAGATATTTTATATCGCTCGTAAATCTCACCAGATTGAGACTTTGGAAAATACTCTTTGTCAATTCTATTATCTTGTATTCTATCAATGACATCTAATGCAATTTTCTGTATACTACTCGGCACTCTTTCTGATTTTGTTAATGGTATTTCTGTTGCATCATAGTCAATAAAAGAATCTACATCTGCACCGGCCCAACCAAATATAGCCTGGTCATCATCCCCTGCTACCCACACATCACACTTTGTATCTTGTTCTATTTTATTTATCATGGACCATTGTATTAGTGATAAATCCTGTGCTTCATCTACAAATATAACATCAAACTCTGGTATATCTTTTGTATCTAAAAATTTCTGTATCATGTCTGTAAAGTCAATAAGACCATACACTTTTTTATAGTTGTTAATTTCTTTTTCTATTGCATCTAATTTGTTTCTTTCAATTTTAGACAGGTGTTCGTTTAGATCTAACTGATCTAGTACAGATATTTGTTTTACTCTTGCTAAGTTTATTAGTCCTAGATACTCACTGTCAGATGAAAATATACCATTCCAATTATTAGTTTCGTATGATGCATATTTAATTTGTATACCACAGCTATCACCTATTGCTTTGTAATTAAGATCCTGCATAACGTTTTCTTCTTTCAAACCTAATCTATTAAATGCTAGTGAGTGCAATGTTTGAAAGTATTTTATATCTTTCTTTGTAAGTTCTGTTTTTATTTTTAAAAATCTATCTCTTGCTTCACCCGCAGCTTTACGAGTAAAAGCAAAGTAACCTATACGATTTAGTGGTGTGCCTTTGTCCACATACTTTTGTACTTCGTTCAACAATCTTCTTGTTTTACCTGTACCTGGTGGACCTACTACTTTATACCTCATTAATAGTTACTCTCTTTTCGCTCAACTGGTTTGTATTCTATTTTATCTATGTGTAATTGTTTCAGTCTACATACTTTAATTGTTTTGCCATCTACATTTAAAGAATGATTAAACTCAACCAAACATTTATCTTTTAGTTTCTGTGCTATTCTTTCTTCTGGTATTTTCCAACTAGATCCTAGATGATCTATAAAAGAATTAAATCTAAAGAAGTGATGACCTTCTTCTGTTAAACAAGAACCACTGTTAATTTGTATTCTTTGTTTAGCTCTTGGACCATTGACACAATATTGATATAGTTCTTCATTTAATCTATCTTCTATTTGTGTACCTGCTGGTGGTGATATCTTAGTAGAACCTTTTCTAAGTTCTGTTAGTTTTGCTCTAAAGTCTTTTGGTTTTAATGGCTCGTGATAGATACCTGTCTGTTCCCATATTAAATCTAATAACTCTGTTTGTTTTGTAATTAATCTTCTGTGGTTTGCAACAACACCTTCTTTAGTTCCATCTGGTAATACAACATTAAATCTGTATTCTGGTTCTGCATACATTATAATTTCAAAATCTGTAATGTCAGGAAACATAGTGATACTATCTGACTTAACACCAAACGGTCTTGAGAAACAAAGTGTACGCATACATTTGCTTTGTATTGGATCTTCATAACAAGTATGACCTGCAGTATCTTTTTTCCAGGCAGTTATTTTAGAATCTAATTTTGTTTTATCCCATGGGTCTTCTAGATAACTGTAGTTTGCTTTTGCAACTTGATCTGGCCATTTGTCTTTGTATTTCTTTTTAGCAAAGACCATGTAGTTATACATAAATCTATCTCTACCATCATCTAGTTTTCTTTTAGAACACAAAGCTAGACAAGGTGGACCATCTTCAAATTCTGGATCTGTACCTATTAATATATTTCTGTATGTTTCATCTACTAGTTTTTCTAATTCTTGTTTACCAATTTTGCTTTGATTAGCAACTTCTATAAATTTTTCTAAGTCTAGTTTGTTGTTGTCTTTGTCAACTGCATATCTTTTTGTACTACCATTGTTATAGTATGGTAAGTTTATAAAGTTTCCTGGTTTTATTTCTCCTTTGTCATCTTCCTTTAATTCTTTCTGTTTTGGAAAAACCTCTGTGTCAGGATCTAATCCAAGTGGCAGAAGAAAAGACTTCAATGCCGAGATTAGATCGACAGCTGGTATCGGTTCTTTTAAAAACAAATAACAATGCAGTCCTCCGCTTTTAGATAACAATGGTATTAGTGGTAATTTAAATTGTTGAAACAACGCTAAATAATGTTCAACCTTAAAACTTAAATAATCTTTTGAGTCTATGTCTATACAACCAAACTGAACTGTTTTGTCTAGTCTACATGGTTGTATACCAATAGATATCTTACCTTCAATGTGATCTTTATAATCACCTTGTGTAATAGGTCTACCAGCCCACTCATAGTTTGGTTTAAGTTTGTTCTTATCAGTGTCTAATTGTGCCGAAGACATATCGGCGATACCAAAATCACCTTGGTATCCAGTAAATAATTCTATAAATTTATCAACCATAAAGATCCCGGGTCGGAGCGGCTCAACTCTCGCATTGCCGCTCCTATCTGCTCCATAAGAGTAGAATTAGTAGTTAGATTCCTCTTGTGTTACAGCCGCAGCTTTTTGCTGACTGTTTTTTAAAGAGTTGTAAAAATCTCTAGCCATTTGATATAGGCCGGCATTGTCTACTTTTCTTACCATAGACACATTATAACCATGCCAAGTAAAACTACCTGAGTTTTCTACAGAATTTAATTTATAAATTCTAGAAAATGTAGGTGCTTGTAAAGATTTTCCTGTACTAGGATCGTTTTCAAATTCATTCTCCATTAAAGAATTCCATTGTCTACTTACCTTAAGCTGTGTTGACTTCATAGTCATTAAAGCTTTCTCCGGTCTCTCACCATTGATAACTACAAAGTGATTTGCTGTTTTGATAATTTCATTTCCATTATCTAACATATCTTTGTTTCTATCATTTTGAGTTACCTTCGACATAACTCCAGGTCCTCTGTCGTTATGTATAGGTCTACCTTCTCTTTTTTCAAAAGGTGCCCACTCTGGATATGTCATTTTGTAGAATACAGGAATAACTTCTATTCCCTTTTCTCCATTATACAGTTTTTTTGTAACTGTATTGTAGAACATACCAGCTTCAGCGCCTTCTACATACTTCGCATGTTTCTTTTTAGTTTCATCTGATCCTGATTGTAACAGTTTCAGAAAAGGTAAAGCTAGATCTTGTTTGTCTACGTTTTCTAAACCCATTCCTGAGTCTGATACGAAGTCCAAAGTTGCTAATGCTCCGCCTTCTTGTTTTGCTACGTCTCTTGTTTCTTCATTCATATTATTTGTTCCTTGTTATTTTTGTTTTGTTTCCCTTAAACAGGTTAAAGTGTTCAGAAGGTAAGTCTAAATCTTTTTCGACTCGCTCTCTGAATA